TAAATGAGTAACACGGTAAAAGTGCAACGATTGAATAAGGTATTGCACATCGAAAAAGACTTTCTTCCTAGTTATTTGAACGATGGATTTGATCAGATTACTGAAGAAGGTAAAGTAATTAAACGAGCGACTGGTGGCCGAAATGTCACGTTAGGTGAATATAACAAAGCACTTGACCAAATTGAAGAGTTAAAAAAAGAATTAGCTGATTTAAAAGCACCGAAAAAAACTACTGCTAAGTAGGTGATCACATGCCGTATATAGATGTTGATTACTACAATAACGAATACAAAGGTACTCTGGTATCGGATGTGGCGCTATTAGATAGGTTAATCGCTCGTGCTAGTGACCAAATCGACCACGTTACTAATTATAAATTGGAAGGCGTTGATTTTGATAAGTTAGCGCCTTTTATTAAGAAACAGGTCAAGAAAGCTACTGCTGCACAAGTTGAATTCTTAGCTATCAACGGCGAGACTTCTGCAACTGTAAGTGAAGGTAGTGGTGGTTTTGATGTCGGTTCTTATTCTGAGAATGGAATGAGTGCAGGAGCAGACGATGCACCTAGTTTCTATGCTCAGTATGCAATATCAGTTCCGAAGTTCTTAAGTCCCACTGGATTACTTTATGCAGGGCTGTGTGTACATGGCTAAACCAATCAGGCGTTCATTGTTAATCCATACAATTCAATATTTTGAGTATAAAGGTGAGGATGATACTTGGGGTGGTAGCGATAACTATAAACCTGCTGTAACGATTGAAAGGGTTCGAATTGAGCCTAAAAAGACAGTCGTAATGAATGGTAATGGTGATAGCACTGTAATGCAAACACTGTTATTTCATGATGCAGTACATTCAACACCAATAACTTTTAAAGAGAAATCTAAAGTTATATTTAACGGAAAAGAAATGACCGTTAGCAAAGTCAGCGACTTTTATGATAGAAGCAGTCTTCACCATGTGGAGGTGGCGCTTGTATGATTCGGGTAAATATTAAACTCGATACACCTGCTATTGAAGGGCAAGTGATGGAAGCTACTCAGAAAGCGCAATTCGCATTAGATCAGCAGGTGCTTAAAGATAGTAATTTCTACATTCCGAAAGATACAGGTGAGGTAGAAAGGTCAGGCATTAGATTCAGCAGACCAGGCGAAGGACATATTGAATGGAATACTCCTTATGCTCGGAGAATCTACTATAATCCCCAATATAATTTCTCGACAGATGTCAATCCTAATGCGAGAGGTCTCTGGTTCGAGGAAGCAAAGGCTAGGCATGTTATGGATTGGGTTAGAATCGTAGAAAACGAGATTAAACGGAATTTATAGGAGGATAAATATGATATGGCTAATAGAATCGGTCAAGAATCATTTAATCGCTACTTTGCCACCAGGTATCCTATTTGCTCCTATAAAAGCTGATTTATTGGACATAGGAGTAAATGACGCACCACGAAAAAGTATTGCTATTCGAATGATTCCGTCAGCGCCAGGAGAGCAATATTTCGAAGGTGAAATCATCAATAAACAAATTCAAATACTAGCAAAAAGTAGTAACCAACTGGAAGCAAACAATACAATGGAATTCATTACAAGAGAACTAAATAACGTTCATAGGCGTGTTTTTCACGCTTTAGATGGCTCCTATACACTCAGACGACTCGAGGTGTATGTGGAGCCTAATTTTGTTGAGAAAACAGCAGCAAATGAATGGATGTATACCGCACTTTTTAGTGTGGAATTAGAAATAGGAGGTAATTAATATATGCCAAATCAAGGTTTCTTATTGAATCATGGTTATAAATTTGAAATCAATATTACACCAGGAACTGAAACTCCGACATGGGTTCGGATTGCAGCTGGTATTACATCTGTAGATCCTGATAACAACGAAGAATCAGAAGAAAATTACTACTATGATGGTGGAGGAGCCGCTGAACGTGATATTACAGGTTTCATGATGTCATATGGTTTTGAAGGTCATCGTAAATATGGTGATGCTGCGCAGGATTTTATTTTTAGTAAAACACATAAAGTCGGTCCTGAACGTAAAACTGAATTTCGAGTAACTGAACCCAACGGAGATAAATGGGAAGGTCCTTCAACAATGTCCGAACTTAAAGCACCAGGTGGAGATGCGAACTCTAAAGGTGAAATTGAATTTACGATGAGTTTTGATGGGGTTCCAGAGTTTACAAAAGCAGCTTAATTTTAATGAAGAGTCGTCAATACGGCTCTTTTTCTATTACTTATAAAGGAGAAATGAACATGACACAATTTAAATTTGAATTTGAAAAGACGTATAAAGAAATAGATGTATCAGGTACTTTGTATCAAGTGGAATTTAATGATGAGGCAATAACCAAGTATCAAAAGTCATTTAAAAGGTTTGATAAAGAAATTAAAGTAGTTTTTGATAGTATTTCGGATTATGAATCTGCAACAGATGAAGCAATTGAGGAAGTAGCAAAAAAACAAAAAGAATTAGTTAAAGATATTGTAGAAACTTTCTTGGGTGAAGGTACATTCGATTCGTTATACGAAAAAGCTGGGAAATCCTCTACAAACTTAATGGGACTTGTTCATTACTTAAATGGACTTTATGTTGAAGAAGAACAAAAGAAGGCTGACGAAACTCGTAATAAATACTTAAGTAACGTGAAGAAATAATGTTGAAATTAACCGAACGTGAATATGACTTCTATACATGGAATGGCGTTCGTTTAGAGTTGAATTTAGCCTTTGATAATATCCTTTTGCTGTTCGAGTTGTTTGAAGATGAAAGCATTAATGAGTATCTAAAAACGGACATTGCATTGAATATGCTAGTTGTAGA